CTATGAATCCCTTCTGTACTTGCTGTGAGGCGTAGCGGTTCAGTATCACTCCGAACTTCGCCTTGTCCATGTCGCTCCATCGTTGTAGGTTGAGAGTCTCGACTGTGCCGTCTTCCTTATAGGAGACGTGCTGGTCGAAGGCTTTCTGAAGCCAAGAGTCCTTCTCTAGTGGTACGCCCAGATCTCTGAGTCGTCCGTCAGTAGAGAACACTTTCTCTCCACGCATGAAGCGTGCTATGTCTTGCGATATAGAAGCCATTGCTACTTGGTCTTCCATCTGGCGGATTGCTCCGTAGCCAGTGACTCGTCCTTGTAGTCGTTGCAGGAGTGGTCGGTACTTACCGCCCGTTCCTGTGTCTATCAGTTTGGTTAGAGAGTTCACGTCAGTCTCTGCTGCATCGAAGTGAATGTTCTGTCGGTCAACGAGGTACATGTCTGCGTACAGACCTGATACTTCCTGTAGCTCTGACATCAGTTTCCTGTCTGTCATCTGCTCGTGTGATAGTTCTATACCACGGAACTTCTCGTCGAAGCCGCCTTTCATTGCATTGTACTTCTGCATCAGTCCCACTAGGCCCATAGTGCCACGGTTGATCGCCAAGCCGAACTCGGCTAACTGCGACTCACCTAGACCACCCATGCCTGCGAGGGATACTGCGTCTCGTACACGTCGAGCATTCATAGGTAGCTGTCCGTCATAGGACTTACCCATCATCTGCTGTAGTGCGATACGTGCTGACTTGACGTCTACGTTAGCGCCGAGGTCTCCAGCTTCCAAGGCCATGTTGGTCAGGAAGTCGTGGATGCTCTTGTCGCTGTTCAGGAGGCCGCCTGTGGACTCAGAGATTGCTCTCCGTCCTGTGGCTTCCTTAGCGTAGCGTATAAACGTAGCAGGTACATCCTTGTCCATCAGGTCAACGACTCGTACGGTCTTGCCGTCGATCTCGATGCTTGCTGCTAGGTCAATAGGTGTCCTGTTCTTAGCATAGCTGGGCATATCTGCACCACCCTGCTTGTTCATCTTCTCTATGATCTTCTGGATGATCTCCTCGTCGCTGCCGCCCTTCCGTAGTTTCTCAACTATGGTTAATAGGTCTGGCATCGCGTTGGCTAGATCTTCCTCACCGAACTGTGCGGATTCCTTCCGTGGTCGTGCTGCTGCTGTTTCCTTGGCGCTTACAATCGCCTTGGCTAGTAGCTTGGCTTCTGCTTCCTCGAAGCCTGCACGGACATACCCTGCGGAGAATAGCTTCTCTAAGCTGTCCCTGCCGCCTGCTGTGCCTATAATAGACAACAGCTTGTGGCTGTCCCACACTTGGTGCTGATAGTTCTCTATCTTGTTGCCTGCATGGATTCCTGCTACGTGTCCGTTCTGCAAGTCGTGTAGTTTGCTGTAGCTACCACCTAAGGTATCTACGAACTCGCTGACTGCTGAGGATGCGGTAGACTCATGGCCCATGTTACGTGCGTTCATTTCGAGCATCACTTCCTCACTGATACGCTGTACGTCTGCGTGAGTCTTCGCGTTGCCTGCGGTGTTACGAACCCTACGACCTGCACCCCAGCCTTCTATCTTGGCTGTGTCGATCATAAGCTTCTCCCATCCACGGGCTACATCTATCTTGGCTGCGTTGAACATGTTCTCCGAGTAGATAGCTGCTGTCAGTGGGTTCCTGTCAATCTTGCCTCCGAAGCCACTAGGGGTTTCGAGGATAGAGTGAGTGAACCACTGCGCTAGTGGTGCTTCGCTCGCCATTAGGCGAGTTGCAAGTGAGTTGGTCAGCATAGCGTACTGGTGCTTGAGCGCACTCTGTAGCTTGTTGTTGACGAACTGGTCTGCTATTTCATTCATGTTGTTCTGGGCACGCCACTCAGAAGCTACCTGCTGCCACTGACCGCCAGTTACTAAGGCGTCTGTGTACGGGTTAGCTGCTACTACGTTAGCCATGTCCAGTGCGTTTGTTATCTGTATGCGTGCCGACTCTATCTCGTGGATAGCTGCGTTACGCTGATCGTTAGATTTCCATTCGAGGGAGTCTATGTCGTCAGCCATACGGCTCAACTGTATATCCATCTCGTTGGTTAGGTCACTGATCATCTGGCCTCGCTGTACGTGGCTCATCTTAGCTGCCGTACGCTCGAATGCCTGAGAGAATGTCTCGCCGTCTGCTCGCTCTATCCCTGCCTTCTTGAACGCTGCGTCAGTGGCATGGTCGCCACGTAGCCTTACGTTGATTCCTGCTGGGAATGATTCTGAGTTGAGGGCTGCGAAGGCATGCTTGACTGCACGCTCTACTGCTGCCACTGCTCCGCCAACGTGGGCTGTTCCCTGTGCATTGTTGAGGCGAGTGCGCTGTGGGCGTAAGCCTTTCTTGGCGTGTGCTCTGTGCACTGCTTCGATGGCTGAGTCGTGTGCTGCATTGATAGCTCTCATGATCTCTGTACGAGGATCTCCGATGATACCGGACTCGTCTAGGTAAGCCTGTGCGGCGTCCTTAGCGTCCTTGACCTTCTTCAGAAGCATGCGCTGCTCATACTTGAGGTCAGCTAACATGTCGTCTCGCTTGTCCTTAGCTGTGGTCTTACGACCTGCTGCTCCAGCATTAGGGTTCTCACCCTTGCCAGCGGATTCGACTACTTCTTCGAGGACATCCATCGCCTCATCGAACTTCACTCTAGGATCTACCAGTGGTACCTCTGCGTTTGGATCGACTTTGTTAGCCAGCGGAGGTATCTCTGCGTGCTCTAGCTTGCCGAACTTCGGGTTACCTATTTCTGTCACGTACTTTGGGACTACCTCACCGTCGATTATGACTATCCTACCGTCAGGTAGTTTACCCATGTTCGTTACTGCTGGGTCTAGCCAGCGGTCTCCGTGGACAGTGAACGTCTTGAAGATCTCAGTCCAGTCTGTTACTAGCTTCTGTGCCTCTAGCTTAGTTACCGGAACTACTCTAGGCATGATCTCTAGTGTCAAAGCACCTGCTGCCTCTTGGTGCGTGGGCTTGAGTACACTGTGAACGTCTACATACTTCTCAGGTTGGCCTACAGCGATACGCACTACGATGTCTGGGTGACCATCGACTGCGAATACTGCCTTGTCCTTACCTGATCCGATGAACTTCCCGAGGGTTATACCAGCTTCTTCTAAGCGTGCTGCTACTATCCCGAGAGATTTACTCTTCTTCAGGTTCTCAAGCATAGCGGAGTTACGTGCTCGCAGGATGTCGATAGTCATTTCTAACTGGGCGGCAGGTGTGCCTTCCCAGACCTCGAAGCTATCCCGCTCTACTTGGTCAGGTATCTTTCCTCGTAGCTCGTCTGCTGCTGCTGTGTCATTCTTAGGGTCGTCGCGTGGGAACTCCTTTCGGAACTCTGCGTCTTCCTTCTTGATCTGAGCGTCAACCCAATCCTGTCTCTGTGCGGCGTCCTTGAACCTTGTGATTTTCTGTGTCTTCCAGTTTATGACGTCCTCGCCTCTAACACCGAACGAGTACATTCCCTGATTACGGAATGCCTGTGTCGGGGAAGGTATTGTCCAGCCTTGGTACTCTCCGGATGCTGCCACAATAGCCTTCAGTCTCTGCATGTTACCGACTTGATCTCCTGAAAGTTTACCTTCAGCATCAAAGCCGAGTATTTCTCTTTGGCGCACCTGTGACTTCACAGCCTTGTCTTTCTGCTGCGTGGCGGAGTCTTCTCCGTACAGTCTCTCGTGGTGGAAGCGAGCTTCGTTCTCTGCTACTTGCAGTTCAGTCAGCGGCTCTGGGCTGTCTTCACCTTCCTTCTTCATCTTCTCTACAGCTTTCTCTCGTGCCGCGACTCGCTTTGCTTCAGCCTTCTGCGCCTTGAGTACTGCATTGTTTGCTGATCTCTCAGCGATGGCGTCACCGATGCCCCTGAAGAATGTTCCGACTGCGCCTGTTGCTTTACCTGCGTCGTCACCTACTTCCTCCAGTGCCTCTACGAATGCCCTGCGTGGGAGATCGTTTACTTTGTCCTTAATAGCCTGTGCTGCACGCTTGGCTGACTCACGAGCAACTGCTGCGAGGTCAAGCGCCTTAGCTTTGGCTAGGATTCCTTTAGAGCTAGCTGTCTGCTCACCGATTACTTCGGCGGTGGCTACCATCCTACGGTACACAGCGTTGCTGCCCATAGTCTGACCAGCCCATGCTATCTCATTGATCGACTTCTTGCCGAGGCCCAGTGCTCCACGTCCTAGCATGGGCATAGCGCCTGTCATGCCAGCGGCCATTATAGCCATTGTGATGTACTCTTCCTGACTGTACGTGTTGTCAGTGGCTAACTGTGGCAAGCCACGTATTAGTTCCTCTGCTCCACCGAATGATGTCCACACAGCAGCCTGTTTGGCTAGTGTGGTCTCAGCTCCGCGCCCTATACCAGCCATGTTGGCTAGTCTGGGTGCTGCTTTCATTCCTTTAAGTAGGACTAATCCGGGTACCCAGTTCAGTGGGTCTACTACGAATCCTGCCACTCCGGTAGCCAACATCTGGCCCCCGGACTCTAGTACTCGTGCTTCGTCTCGTGCTGCTATCTCGCGGATTCGTGCTGATTCACGCTCGGCTGCTGCGAAGCTCGGCTGTAGTTCTATTATGTCTCGGTACTCCTCAGGGACACCCTGCATGAGAATGTCCATTGAGGCAGATATGATCTTGGAGTCGCCTTCTTCGGCCCCTTCCAAGAACTGCGTGGTACCACGCGCTAGGTTATTGGTCACACCCATCTCGTCGTACATCCAGCCTGTGGCCTGTGTGAACGAGGGTGGGTCTGTGTTTACTTCTTTCTCTGCTTCAGGACTAATTGCTAACGAGTCAGCGAATAGGGCCTGCTTCTTTGAATAGGCAGTATCCCGAGGCTCAACTGGAGCCTCGACTACTGGTTCTACTTCTTCTTCAACTACTGCTGTCGCCACGGGTGGCTCTTCAGATACTCCTGTCTCGCCTATTAGGCCGACGTACTCAGCACGGGCTTCGCTAAGTTCTAGTTCTGCTCCTGCTACACCTCGTACTGATTCGAGTTCCAGCTCTGAGGCTAGTACTTCGTCGTTTGTTGTATCTATCATGCTCACTCCGTGGCGATCTGACGCCATTAGTTAAAGAGATTGACCATACTTGGTCATTGCCATTGCGGTATTCCGCATGCGTTGCTTTATGCCTGCTGGTGTGTTGATGTGCTTATACTCATCGTTGTTCAAGAACTCGATGGCTGCCTTCTCCCACTCTCCAGCTCGTGCATACGCCATAGCTTTCGGAGACTCTCCGATGTCGCCACGGTACTCTGCTGCTAGTAACTCAGCCCTGAGGTACTCGGGGTACGAGTCGTAGTCAGGTAGCTTCTTAGGGTTCTTGATACGCACTACGTGTGCTTTGACAGTTTCGTCGAAGCTCATGTCTCTGTACTCACCAGTCTGGCCTACGCCAGAAGCCATACCCTTTTTATCGGGGTACTCACCGTCTACGAAGCCTTCGTATCCTACGATGGTCTTCTCTATGTAGGTTAGTGGGCGGCCTTCCATTGACTCTACCTGCTTTATAGCAGCAGAGCCTACGTAGGTGTTAGCCTTACGCTGCCGTTCCGCTTCCTTCTTCTTGTACGCTTCCTGCGCCCGTACGTGAGCGATCTGAGCTGGCCTGTCGTGACTGGGATTAGATCCCGTGTTCACTTGGACTACTGCATCACCTGTTGCCACTATTCCATCTTTGATGGGTGAAGGTGCTTTAGGGTTAATGCCGCCGCCTCGTACTTCTATGACTGCGTCACGTCCTAGCCTTAGTACGTTAGCCAACATGGTGCGTCTCTGCTCTTCAGCGGAGGGGAGCATCATCTCTTGGCTCGTAGGCATGTCGAATGCGAAGGGCTTCTGACCCATAGTCTCAGTCTCTAGCCAGCCGATAATGGTGCGTCCGTCTGGTGAGATTGTAGCTCGCTTCATCTGGTCTAAGAAGTTGGTGTCTTTCGGTAAGCCGTACTTCTCTACCATCAGACCATTGATCTCGTCATCATCACTGAATCCTCGAACATACTTCTCGATGTTAAAGCCTGATATTTCTTCAGCTTTAGCTCCGCCTACGATGAATACTGGGCCGACCTGTGCTCCTTGCTGGAGTACTTGTGCCTTAGCTAAGTCCATAGCGTCTGTGGAGTCATGGCCTCTGCCATACTCTACCAGCGCGATCTGCATCATAGCATTCTTTATTTCGTCAGCGTTCTCGGGAGTCGCGTCCGTCCACCAACCACCTTGGTTGGGTAGGTCGTCTACGAGATCTTCAAAGCTCTTGCCCAGTCGCTTGTTCATTTGCACCAACTGCTCTGGGTCTAGATCGCCAGTGTCTGCCTTGAGCGCCATTGAGATTCGGTCATCCTTTAACCTAGCTACTGCTGCCCAAGGGGAGTTACCGTTCTGCTCAATGCTCTTGAATATGCTCAACATCTCCGGGCCATTCTCCTTGAATTGCTTCAAGAATAATGTGGGGTTAGTCTGGTTAAGAGTTTCCAGTGCGCGGATCTGCGTAAGCAGTGCCTTGTCTTCTGCGTCGTCTGGTTGTACGTGCATGATCTTATTGTACACGTCCATTCCAAACTTCTCTATGTAGTCACTAGGCTCGTTTACAGATGACCATAGCTCACTTATAGCTTGAGGTTTAGATGCTAACTGTATTAGCATTTCTCTCTCTGTAGGCTGGAAGTTAGGGTCTGGTGCCTCTCCACGAGCTGCTGCCTCTGCCGCGTTCTCGGCTATGATAGAGTCACTCAGCTTTGTGGTTATGTTAGCTGTCAGGGCACGCTGTGCGTCTGCTGGCTTCTGTGTCCTGAATACTGCTAGTGAAGAACCGCCAGCTATAAGCGTGAAGTTCTCATTGTCAGTTATCTGCTGCTCCTGAAACTTGTTCATGGTAGTCATCATGTTGTTGACTGTGCTTTCAAGACCTGCGATAGCCCATGCTTCCGGGTTCTGATCCCGTAGTGCGTATGCTGCGTCTAGCTGCTCTTGTACGCTGAACCTAGCTGAACCGTCACGGTTAGTAGCATTGCCCATCTTCTCTAGTGCGTCAACTCCAGCTAACCACCCAGCGTCGTTCTTAGCGTTGTAAGCAGATTCCATGCTTTCCAACTCATCCTGCTGTGATTGGTTTAACTCTGCGAATGCTCCAGTATTCTTGAATGCGTCGTAGACGTCCTTGTTGCCTATTGTCAACTGACGTGACAGAGATTCCACGAGAGATGTCCTGTGTGCTTCCTCAGTCATTCCTGCTGGCCGCTGGACTATGTCCCTTACTGCCTGCTGTGCGTCAGCCTTGACCTGCGGGTCGATGCTCTGTAGGTTGGGTGAGACTTGGTCGAACGTGTTGTGTACGGTCTTCTCGAAGCTCTCCTTAGCTACCTGCTGTCGGTAGACAGTAGACTTCTTGATCCATCCTGACTGGATGGTACCGAGACGCTTGGCGAAGTCACCAGTGATCATGTCCTTGATGTCTTCGTCTTTGTACAGGTCTGTCTGTGCAGACATAGTCTTATCGACGTGTGCATCCCACTCTGCGTCTGACATCTTGAGGCCGATGGTTCCAGCGTCATTGGTCAGCTTGCCGTTGAGTGCAATGGTAGTGTCCTTGACGATCTGTTCCTGACCAGCACGCTGTGTGATGGAAGGCCCGAAGATCTTGCTCACTACTGTGTCCATACCGTCGATAGCCTCACGGCCATCTGCGGTTCCGGCCAGACGTGCGCCTTCTACTACCTTCTTCCGTCTCTGTTCCTTGCCGATAACGTCTGCGGCTGTACCAGCTACGCTCAGTAGAGCTGACATTATCTTATGGGCGTCTTGGTCTACGCGCTCGACTTCTACTTGTCCTATACTTTGAAAGTTACTGTCCACAGTTCCCTGTGCGCTTGCCTTGGCTACCGACTTGCGGGAGACATCAGCGGCGGGTGGAGCTATGCTACCACTCTGTACTTCTTCTGTTTCCTGTCTATAAGCTTGACCGAATGTCGTGCTCATGTGTATCTCCTTATCGGTTTGCGGCCCATGCGTTCGCGCCAGTGGCTGCGACGCCCACCCAATCGCCAGTAGACATAGCAGCGCCACCGCGATCAGTTGCCGCGTAGTCGTGTATCTGTCCTGTGAGTCTGAGTTCTTTCTTAGCTGCGTCTTGTGCCCAGAATAGATCTTCATATTCTTGTCCTATGCCCATCATAGCAGTGCGTCTGTTCATCTCTATGGCCTGTTGGACTCTGGCTGCACCATCGTCTACCTGTTGTATAGATTGATCCACAGAGGCTCCTGCGCTGCCTGAGGCGGCTGCTTGAACTACTGCTTCAGACTTAGCTGCTGCTGATGTTGCTTGTGCGTTTACGCTATCGCTAGTTGTTTGTGCGTTTATAGCATGTGCCTTCTCTGGGAGAAGTGCTTCTGCTCTTGCGCGGTTGAAGTCAGCGGCTGCGTTACGCTTGCCGTTGTCTTCTGCCTGTATCATCCAAGCTTCCATCTGTGCCCTGTCCTTACGTGCGTTTGAGCGACGTGTGGCGGCTTGTTGTGCGATGTACTCCTTCTGGCTTGCTTGGTTTGCGGAGGCACTACCCAACACGGCTGTGCCAACCGACACTCCTACTACTACCCATGACATAGGGCGTTCTCCTTTGAATTAGTAATGCCCCCGAAGGGGCAAGATTAGAATCGTCGGCCTGCCTTATAATAGGTGCCTGTCCATTCTATTTGGTTGAGGGACATCTTGTACTCGTCCTCAGATGTGATCCTGATGGTTGCATCATTCGACTTAGACTTCGCTTGGAAGCGTACGTCGGTAACAAAGTTACCTGATCCACCATCGTGGTACTGAGGAAGCAGTTCGTTGACCACTACGTTACAATCACCTTCTACACTTACAGTGATTGAGTTCAGTCGCTTCTTAGCATCCGTCATTCTGATTCCCGCTGCGTCGCGGGTGATGATCGGAGGTAAGGTTACGGCTGACTCGTAGTAGCTTCCGTTGTATGCGCCGAAGGTACCTGTCAGTTCATCGAGGTATGGCCTTCCGGGATGGTCGTGCAGTGGCTGTCTAAACAGTCGCACGTTGCCCGAGCCATTCGTCGGTGTGCCCATGAACTCTATGTTGTCTCCTGAGACACGCATTGAGATTATGTGCAGTCCGAACTCGTACTCCCAGATAGACCAAGTAGGCTCTGCCTGCTTGAGTATGTCTATGTCAGGTAGGAACTCTAGTATGTACAGTTTCGATGAGTTCCCTCCGCCATCAGGCACGCCATCTGCTATCAGTGGCTCGTTCTCCAGACGCAAGGCTACTAAGCCTGTGGTCGCGGAGGCGACTATCTGCTTCACATCCATAGTCATCATACCTATCTGTTTAGCTGCCATAGGGGCTGCTACCGAGAGGTTCTGGATCTGTGGGTCGAGGCTGAACTGACTGAGGCCAGCACCTGCTTCTCCGTACGTTGTCGGGAAGTACACATTGTTACCTGAGCTGATTGGTGTTGCTATAATCGTTGCCGGGTAAGCTGCTGCCTGAGGTAAGCTCGCATTCTGTGGGGTCAGAGCTTTCTGTCCTGAGAAGCGGAACTGGCCGTGAGGGCCGAATACCATTAGGTCGCCGTTGTGTGACACGAAGCTGCGTAGGTCTCCTGCTGCACTGGCTGTAGACTGAATGTCTATCGGGCCAGTTGCTAGGAGCTGCGCTACGGAGCCACGCCACCAATCGTTAGGCTGACCACTAACACTCATGGACACCTTGTCCTTGGTTAGTACTGCCATCCTGCTCTGGTGGAATGCTATGTCTCGTATCGCACCCTCAGTAAATGCTGGGGGTGGGTTAGAGATGTTGTCTCCTGCTGCGCGAGCCTGTACCTTCTGTACTGCCTTAGAGCTTACGTCACTCATGCTGCCGAACTCGAATGAGCCGTCTTCCTGCCTGTGTAATACGTGTGGCATGGTATCTGGGTTGATCATTGTGTCCTGCGTAGGGTGGCTACACTCTACCCACTCAACTGAGGTGGTACGTGCTGTCTGGTTGACAGGTGACGTGAAGTGTATCGAGTAGATCTCGAATTGAGTTCCGTTGCTGGGCTTCATAGCGAATCCAGTGTCAACTGTACCTGTCCAGATGTTGTGGCTTGCTCCACCTGAGATGGTGGGTGTGCCTTCTGGGTAGTACTTAGTCTTGTACATGTCGCAGTGCAGCACACGGGTGTGCTTGAACGGTTGCGCCGTTGTGTCTAAACCTTCACGATACCATATCTCTACGTACCGACAAGAGCCTGCTGGCACCTCGTCCTCTGCTGGGCCTACAGTGTGCAGCGTTACTGTTGTACTTGCGCTGTCATCTATTGGAAGCTCAGTGTCACAGTAGAAACCGTAGTTCACCTGATTCTCATTACCACCACCCGGAAGGGTGTCTGGGAATATGTCGTTAGGTAGGTTAGGGTCGAAGCTTCCGCCTGCGCCCCAGCGTGTTGATGCAGGCCAGAAGCCTGATCTGTACTGGTATTTAGGGTTAGGCTGGTCGGCTGTTATGTCTGCTGATATGACGTTGATACTTGGGTACGGCATTAGAGGCACGGGTGTTTCACCGCCACTGTTAGGCACGTCAGCGCCGTCAGTGTACACTGCCTGCATATAGAATGCGCCTGCACCTGACTCTGCGTCTGGCTGAACCTTCACGATACCGTTGGGTACGAAGTCCCTTGGTAGGTCGTTGATAGATGGTACGCTCTCGTTGATTGCTATGATAGCGCCACCAGTACCGTCGGATAGCTTTACTCCGCTGTACAGTGACTCTCTCTTGGTGTAGTTCACTAGCTCTAGTGATGCGTCTACCTTGAATACAATGGCTGACGAGTCTTCGCTGAAGATACACTGAATACCTAAGACGAGGTCTGCATCCATCTGCGCTTGTATTGCCTGACCTATGAGGAAGGCAGTGGTGTTAACACCAGTGTCTACGTCCTCGATGGCAGGTATAGGCTGCTCAGGGTGATCCTGACCTATCTCGTACTCGATCTTGCCTACTTGGTCATTGAATGGATACAACCACTCGATGACTACCTTGCTGTATACAGTAGGTGCGAACTTCACAGCTACCACTGAACTAGGGTACTGTAGTGGTCGTGAGTCTTTCACCATCTCTGCTTGTACTTCATTGTTTGTAACGAAGACAGAGTCTCCTGAGACTGCTAGTCTCACGGAGTCGTTGCCCTTGGTGTTGGTGAGGTAGTCGCTCGCTGCTGAGAAGCAGGGTACGCTCTCGCCTTGCTTGTTGAATACGCCTACCAGTCCTGCTGTAGATGCGTTGTACGTTCCTTGGCTGTACATCCAGTAGTCATCGTTGCCGAGGCTAAAGGATTTGAGTACGTCTCTGTATGGGTTGAAGTTGGACAGGCTATCGCTGATAGTACCTGACCCTGCGTCCCACACTGCTGTGAGTCCGGATGCTACCAGCTCTACGCCGGGGCGTCTCTTCAGTCCACTGATCTGGTCGTTCCGCATGTTCACGCATTCCTGCATGTACGCACGTTCTCCCTGCTGGGAGACTGGGACTGTTGCCAGCCCTGTTATGAGGGACTTGAATGATCCGTTAGCTCTCATAGTTATCTCCCTAAGTTATTTCCACTGGGGAATAGACCGCCAGTGCGGTTTGGTCGTACGCCACCACGAGTTATAATGAATGCGGGGTTGTAGGCTATGCTACGCTTCTTCACTTCGAGGTCATCCTTCTTCATCTCGACGTACGCTTCCTGATACCTAGCTGTCAGGTTGTCTGCTTTACGCATGTCTTCGAGTTCGATAACGATCATCTCTTGTGCTGCTGCCATACGGATCACGTCCTGTGCCGTAGTAGGGAGGTTGTCCCAAGGCTGTAGCAGTACCCAATCAACATTGATTGAGGAGTAAGCAGAGAAGTCTGTGCTCTGTGTGTTCGCATCGTATGCGAGTCCACTGCGGTCAAGCATGAAGCCTGAGCTAGCAGTGAGGATCTTAGTGAGGTTAGTAGGCAGTATGATCGTGCCGTTAGTCTCAGGTGTCAGGGTTACATTGGTCTCGGTGTTGTACCACCAGCCACGCTTCTGTACCCATGCACTTGCCTCGGCTAGACGAGCTACTGCTGCGTCGTAGTCGGGCATGCCAACCTCAGGAGCTGTAACTCCGGGGCTGTTAATTTGGTTTAGTATGTAGTTGATTGCTTCTAGTTCTGTCATTGTAATGCCTTTCAGTCAAAGATGCAGCGGCTCTCCAGCCCAGTATGCTGCATCAGGTTAATAGTTATGTTGCTAGGTTTTGAACTTAGCATCTACTGATCGTATGGCTGCCTTAGATACTGCGGCCTTAGATCCTTTGCTTCCGTCCTTCTTGTACTTAGCTTCGGCTGCACGGATTGCTGTCTCGTACTTCTTAGCCAATGCTGAACTTGATATTACTGTCTTCGCCATGATTGTTCTCCAAAAGTTTCATAGTTGAAAAATAAGCCCGACCCCAAAGGGATCGAGCATATTTATGATAGTAAGACTTACGCCTTACGAACGATTCCGGCCATCTCAGCACGGTTAGGTGTAACACCAAACGCGAGGTAAGAGTCGATGAACCACTGAAGTTCTACATCGCTGTAGTAAACTTTAGAAGTCAAAGGAATAGTTTCGCCAGCCAGCAATGCCTTAGGCATTAACAGGAGGGCTACGACTTTAGCTTCTTCAGCGTCAACGTCGTATGCAGCGTTGTTACCAGCGTTGCTCAGGTAGTGTCCAGTGACAGTTTCCTGTGGCAAACGGTTAGTCTTGAAGATAGGAACGCCACATGACTTCATGACGGTACCCTGAGCGTAATCACCATTGCCAGTAGAGTAATCTCCACTGATCAACTTGTCGTTACGCTGAAGTACGTAGTACTGAGTAGGGTTAACGAACAGTGCAGCACCTTCAATTTCGATGTCGTTCAGTTCAATAGCTTCTACCATGTCTTCGATAGCACGTTGGAGTTTAGCTGAGTCAGCCTCGTCTCCTGCTGTGTCCATGTCGATTTGAACTCCGCCTTTCCAGCCTTCTGGAAGTCGTGTAGTTCCAGCAGTTCCGTCGCCTTTAACGATAGAAGCAGCTTTAACACCTTGGATGCAGATAGCTTCGTCGAAGAAGCGACCTATGATTTTACCGTGATCCATTCCCAATTCAGCGCGAACGTTGTAGTGAGCTTGGAAGTCTGCCAGCAGGTTGACGTTGTTACGGGCAAGGATGATTGTATCAACCTTAACAGAAACGTTGTCGAACTCAGCTACGCCGGGATCAGGGCGAACGCCCGGAGTTACAGCTTGCAGAGAGGTGGTACCGATACGGTCATTAGTGACAGTGTCAGTTCCACGGATAGACTTCATGGCAACGAATTGCTTCATGATAGATGTCTTTATGATTTGGCTTTCAACCATGCCGCCGTACTCTTCGATGTAAAGAGGATTGACAGTACCAGTATCAACACCAAGTTGGTGTCCAGACTGTGTTAAGTCGCCAGTTAAAAATGTTCCACCGGGAGAAACTCCAATAGCCATTATAATATTCCTTTAAGTTAGTTTAGTAGCCCTTCTGCATAGAAGCAGAACGACGATTTCGCAGGGCTTCAGCCTCGCGTGAGTTGTACCCAAACGTCTTGACGGCATCTGCCATCTCAGCTTGGTAGGCTTGTTTTGTCATAGGCACGAATGCTGTTGACGGTGCCCCATCCCCTGCGAGCAGGTTTGCGGGCTTCTGGAAGCCTTGCGACTTCTGGAATCTTGCTGCAATATCTTGGATGACCATGTCACCTTGGATACCACCAGCTTTGAGCATGTTATTCATAGCTGCTCGGTCTGCCTCAGTCAGTCCTGACTCTGGCGACTTCACAAAGGTCTCAATGTCTGCCCACACATCTGCTGCGCGGTCT